CATCCAAGACCCGTGCGGCTCAGACGCCGAATACTGCTTTATCACCGAAGATATGCCGAAGGACGAGTTTGAGCGGCTATTCCCCAACGCCGAACCGATTTCATCGATCAGCACTCGCGGCGTCGGCGATGAGCAACTCTCGCAGTGGATACGCGAAGACTCGGTGCGGATCGCTGAATACTTTTACGCGTACTACGACAGCATCAAGCTGCATCTGTATCCCGGTAACGTCACCGCTTACGGCGGTTCGCCCGAAGCCAAGCAGATGGAGATGATGGGCCTCAAGCCCATTCGCTCGCGGGATGTCGAAATCCGCCGCATCAAGTGGATGAAGACCAACGGCTACGAAATCCTTGAAGAGCAGGAGTGGCCGGGTAAGTGGATTCCCGTCGTTCGCGTGGTCGGTAACGAGTTTGAGGTCGATGGGCGGCTCTACATCTCGGGATTGGTGCGTAACGCCAAAGATGCCCAGCGGATGTACAACTACTGGGTAAGTCAAGAAGCCGAAATGCTCGCGCTTGCCCCCAAAGCCCCGTTCATCGGCTACGGCGGTCAGTTTGAAGGCTACGAACACCAGTGGAAGACGGCCAATACGAGCAACTGGCCGTATTTGGAGGTCAATCCAGACGTGACCGACGCGCAGGGTGGCGTATTGCCGCTCCCGCAGCGTGCGGCACCGCCTTTGCCGCAAACGGGCCTCATTCAGGCCAAAATGGGCGCCTCTGACGATATTAAGGCGACGACCGGGCAATACGATTCGAGCTTGGGCGCGACCTCTAACGAGCGCTCGGGTCGGGCCATCTTGGCGCGTGAACGGCAAGGCGACACAGGCACCTACCATTACGTTGATAACCTGGCTCGCGCCATTCGCTATGTGACGCGCCAACTTGTTGACCTGATTCCGAAGATTTACGACACGCAGCGGATTGCTCGCATCATCGGCATGGACGGGGAAACCGACACCGTGCGGATTGACCCGATGCAGCCCGAGCCTGTCCGCAAGATCGTGGATGAGGCGGGTATTGTGATCCAAAAAATCTACAACCCGTCCGTGGGTAAGTATGACGTTGCGGTTACGACTGGCCCCTCGTACTACACCAAGCGGCAGGAAGCGATGGTGGCGATGGGCGAGATTCTGCAAGCCAACCCGCAACTCTGGGCGGTGGCCGGTGACTTGTTCGTGAAGAACATGGACTGGCCGGGCGCACAAGAGATTGCCGAGCGGCTTTCCAAGACGATTGATCCGAAGTTGCTCGAAGCCTCGGATGAGTCGCCTGCGATGCAGGCCGCGCAGCAGCAGATTCAAGCGATGGGCGCGGAGATGGAGCAGATGTTCAATATGCTCCAGAACGTGCAGCAGTCGATGGAAGCGCGTGAAGTGCAGGTCAAGGAGTTCGAGGCCGAGGTCAAGGCGTACCAAGCCGAGACAGATCGCATCAAGGCGATGGAATCGGGCTTGAATGAACAGCAAGTTCAGGACATTATCGCAGGCACCTTGGCAGGCATGATGTCAAGCAATGACTTGGTGGCCCCGATGGTTCCACGTGAAACTCCCCTGATGGGAGAAGAGATGCCCATGCCGGGCGCAGAGTTGCCCATGGAGTTGCAATGAAAGCGGCAGACTTTGTAGGCCATCTGTTCCTAGCGCGGGATGTCGCCCATAGCGTGCATCTCAATACGCGCTCGTATGCCAAGCACAAGGCGCTGAAGTCGTTTTACGACGGCGTTGTGGACTTGGCCGATGACTTTGCCGAAGCCTACCAAGGCCGTCACGGTTTGATTGGCCCGATCTCGTTGCAGACCGCCAAGAAAGGCAACAACATCATCGACTTTTTGCAAGACTCGCTCGCCGACATTGAAGCCAATCGCTACAAGGTTTGCGACGAAAAAGATTCTGCAATACAGAACATCATCGACGAGGTGGTGGCGCTGTATCTTTCGACCCTTTACAAATTAAAGTTCCTCGCGTGAGGTGATTAAGATGGATTTGCTAAACCCCCTTTCAGCCGCTGATTATCCGGCTTTTTCGGCGGCCTTTACGGGCACCGCAGGTTCAACGACCGCGTGGAACCCCGGCCCCGATGGCGTTGTGGTGTGGGCAACGACTGCCGCGTATGTCCGCGTCGGTGAAGGCGTGACCGCAACGACCTCGGATACCCCGATTCCGGCTAACACGCCGATTCCGTTTGTGGTGCCGAATGGCACGGGCGCCCCGTGGCGGGTGTCGGCTATTCAGGTGTCAGCAGGCGGCACGGTGTACGCTAAACCGATTAGTCAGAGCTAATGGCAACGGATGGCACAAACCGACGTAATGGAATCGCGCTGGGGCTCGGGTCCATCATCAGCGTCGGGTTTCCCGACCCTACAGGATCGCCTACACCGCCCGCGCCTTCTTTTTTAATGCTTGAAGATAGTTCCTTTGTGCTGCTAGAAGACAGTAGCAAAATTGAATTGGAGTAAAACCCGTGGCCTCTACCATTAAAATTTCGCAGTTACCCGCCGCAACGTCGCCGGTCTCACCAGCGGACGTTGTGCCTGTTGTGCAAGGCGGCGTAACCAAAAAGGCTTCGCTGAACGAACTCGGGTTTGCTTCAGCTGGCGCGTCGTCGGTCACTCGCACGATTCAGAGCAAACTGCGTGATATTGTAAGCGCCCTCGACTACGGCGCCGACAACACCGGTGTTGCAGATGCAACAAGCGCGATTCAGACCGCGCTCAATCAGAACAACATTGTTTACTTGCCCGCAGGCAAATACCGTATCGACGGAACGATCACGATGCCGCTAGGCGGCGTTTTGCACGGCCAAACTAACACGGGCGATTACTACCCGAGTCACCCTGGCAAAGACGGCACGCTGCTCTTTAAGGATTCGGCGAGCCTTGCAGGGTCAATCATAATTATGCGGGAATGCTCTGGCATTCATCATCTGCAATTTGACCACCAGAAAATAAACGGTGCCACGGGTGGCATCATCGGGATGCACCCGAGCGAAACCGTGACCTACGCCTCGATGGACAACATTTACCTCATGGGGCACCGCACGACCGATACCACGGGCGCGACCTCATGCTTTGGCATCAAATTTGACGGCACCGATAATCCAGCCGCTGTTCGCGTTCAAATGGGTAACCGCGTTAGCAACTATCACATTACAAACTGTGATATTGCGGTGTTTTTGGGCGGCCATGCCAATGTCAATGTGTTTACAAATGGCGTGTTGCGAACAAATCACGTTCATTACGAACTGAAAGGCAACGCGATATGGCCTGCCATTGAAAACATATTTAGTGGAATAACTTGTTACAACATTTCGCCTCCGCTCTCGCCTTTGTCAATTTGTTTTAAGCTAACTCAATACGCGAAGTTTAATGCGTTTATTGGTTACACAACCGAATCCGAGGGGTACGAATTTTCTGAAGGTGCTACCGACATTTCGCAAAACCTTTTCTGCGGTGTTGCAAACGAAAACGCTTCGTGGACCTCGCAGGCTAACCTGCGATATATGCAGCCGGAAAACGTCAGCAACTTTGCCAAGTATTACCTGACGAGCAAAACGACCAACGACCGCAACGTCGTGGGAACTGGCGCAACGTACTTTGAGCAGTTTTTCATCGACGGCACGATGCCGGAAGCGAACAACAACACTGGTACGTTTGTTGCGTCAGACCCCGACAGCAAGGTGATCTTCCGATTTAACAGCACATTTACTTTTCTTAATTTTAAGAGTTTTGGCGCTCGCCTAAAAGTGTACGTCTATGGCAACAGCGGCGCAGGGATGCACGTTGCGGATGTCACTTTTAAGTATTTGGTAGCTGACAGCGCCACCGCGCCGTATGCCGCTAAGTTGTGCGTGAACCAAGTGTTTAACAATCCGACAAGCGGGCAGATTACGGGTCTGTACTTCTTAACTGGAAAGACCGCCGGCATTGCGCAAGGTATCGGCATTACTTGCGGAAACTTCGGTGCTTTTCAAGTGGTCAACATCCGCTGTGTGTTGGAGTACGAAGTGTTTGACTATGCTACCGACTCGGACTTTTTCTACAACTACGTTGGCCTGTCAAGCAAGACGACTGCTGCTGCGACGGCGAACGATGTGACGGACTCCATTAGCCTGCTGACAGTCGCGCAAACGCTGATTTGATTTAATCGAGGTTTATCATGGCCGACACAAAAATTAGTGCGTTAAGTTCTGGCGCCCCGGCACAAGCGGCGGATGAAACCGTTATTGCCCGAGGCGGCGCGAACTACAAGTTGACCGTTGCCAACATTGCGGCTTACCTGGGCACGCCGATTACGGTCGCCAACGGCGGTACCGGCCAATCCACTTACACGAACGGCCAATTGTTGATCGGTAACACGACCGGCAACACGTTGAGTAAAGCCACGCTGACCGCAGGCTCGGGTATCTCCATTACGAATGGCACCGGCAGCATCACGATTGCCGCGACCGGATCGGGCGGCGATGTCGTTGGCCCGGCGTCCTCCACGGACAATGCAATTACAAGATTTGATAGCACCACCGGCAAGCTCATTCAAAATTCGTCGGTTACAATTTCTGATGCAGGTGCCATCGTTGCGCCGGAAGCAGGATCGGTCATTCCGTTTTATTTTGCGAACCAAGCGGCGTTTCCTTCTGCTACCACTTATCACGGCGCGGTCGCGCACTCGCACGCCGACGGTGCAATGTATTTTGCCCACGGCGGTTCATGGGTTCGGCTTTTACAAGATGGTGGCGCACTCGGCACGCCATCTGGCGGTACGGTCACAAACCTCACCGGCACAGCCTCGATCAACATCAATGGCACCGTTGGCGCGACGACTGCGAATACGGGTGCCTTTACCACGCTGACAACGAGCAGCACTACCACACTCAATGGTTTAACGGCCTCTACGGCGCTCGCGCTCGACGGTAGCAAAAACATCGTCAGCGTCACCAATACAGGCACGGGTAATAACGTACTGGCTACTTCGCCCACGCTCACCACGCCTATTTTGGGCACGCCGACCTCGGGCAACCTCTCCAACTGCACGGCTGACGGCACCAACAACGTCGGTTATCGCAACGTCCCGCAGTCCGGCTCAGACAAAACGACGAACTACTCGCTTGTTACAGGCGATGTCGGCAAGTTCATCGGCGTAGGTTCTGGTGGTTCAATCACGATTCCGAACAGCACGTTTGCGACGGGGGATATTGTCTCGGTGTTCAACAACACCTCGGGCGCTATCACGATTACCTGCACGATCACAACCGCGTACATTGCAGGCACAGACACAGACAAGGCTACGGTGTCACTCGCAACGCGAGGTGTGGCGACCATTTTGTTCATCAGCGGTACGGTCTGCGTGATCTCCGGCAACGTGAGCTAAAGCCATGAGCGGCATTATGAGTCTGCTGCTGGGCCAAGTCGTCAGCGCAGCGGCATACACCGAATACAAAATCTTCACCGCATCCGGTAGTTGGGTTTGTCCTACCGGCGTGACGCAGGTGGAATACCTTGTCGTCGCGGGGGGTGGTGGGGGATGTTCTGGTGGCGGTGGAGCAGGCGGATTCCGAACAGGCACAGGCTTATCCGTAACTGCCGGCACTAATTACACGGTAACGGTTGGCGGCGGCGGCGCGGCAGGAAAGCACGACGACGGCACCTCACGCGGTACGGACGGCTCAAATTCAGTTTTTAGCACCATCACTAGCGCAGGCGGCGGCGGCGCAGGCGGGCAGCAACCTGTCGGGTCGGGCAATCCAAACGTGCATGATGGCAGGGCCGGTGGCTCCGGCGGCGGTGGCGGCGGTGCAGTAACTGCTGGCGCTCCCGGCGGCGCTGGCAATACGCCGTCAGTCAGCCCGTCTCAAGGTAATAACGGCGGCAAGTCAATATCAGACCAAGCAACCTACACCAAAGGCGGCGGTGGTGGCGGTGCATCGGCTGTGGGCGCTAATGCTGCTGGCCCGTCTGCTGGGTTAGGCGGCGCGGGCGGTAACGGGACAGCCTCGTCAATCTCTGGCGGATCGGTAACGTATGCCGGTGGTGGCGGCGGCATGAGCAATGGCGGCTCTGCGCTCACTCCCGGCGGCACGGGCGGCGGCGGTAGCGGTGGCTACAGCAATCCAAATCCGGGAACTGCTGGAGCGGCCAACACAGGCGGCGGTGGCGGTGGATATAACATTCCGTCGCTCAACGGCTCTGGCGGCTCCGGCATCGTCATTCTGAAATACCAAGTACCCGTCCAGTCTGTTGTCGCAACCTTCCTCGCCTCCGGCACATGGACTGCCCCTGCGGGTGTCACCGAGGTTGAGTACCTTGTGGTGGCCGGTGGTGGCGGGGGTGGTTTTCTTGCTGGAGGTGGCGGCGGAGCCGGAGGTTTCCGAACAGGTACTGGGCTGTCTGTAACCGCCGGAACCGATTACACCGTCACAATCGGCGCTGGTGGTGCTGGCGGAACAACTCAAGCAGTAGGTACTTCTGGGTCTAATTCTGTATTTAGCACAATTACTTCCGCTGGCGGCGGCGGTGGCGGGGCTTATTACACCAATGGTGGTGCAGGTGGTTCTGGCGGTGGCGGCGGTACTGGTTCAGGAGGAACCGGAGGCACGGGTGGCGCTGGAAACACGCCGTCTGTAAGCCCTTCACAAGGAAGTAGCGGGGGTAATGCTCCAAATCAACCAGGGGGATCATCAGCCGTTGCGGGTGGTGGTGGCGGTGCAAGTGCAACAGGTGGTAATGGTAATGCCGGAACAAATACCGCAGGGTCGGGAGGTGATGGAACCGCATCTTCTATTTCGGGTGCGTCCGTCACTTACGCAGGTGGCGGTGGTGGTGGTTGTGCTGGTCTCGGTGGTGGAACTCCAGTAGGTACGGCTGGAACAGGCGGTTCAGGTGGTGGCGGTAATGGGCAAAACGCAGCAGTTGGCTCAAGTGGCACAGTAAACACAGGCGGTGGCGCTGGTGGCGGCGGATATAACCCAACTTCTTTTGCTGGTGGTGCAGGCGGCTCCGGCATCGTCATCCTCAAGTACAACATCGGCTCTGCCACGATCTTCACCTTCAAGTCCACGCAGAAGTGGGTCGCACCTGCTGGCGCGGTGAGCGTTGACTATTTGGTGGTGGCCGGTGGTGGTGGGGGTGGTACATATGTTTTTGGCACTTCTAACGGCGGTGGCGGTGGCGCAGGTGGATTTAGAACTGGCACGGGTTTATCCGTTACGGCAGGAACCGATTACGCGATTACTGTCGGAGGTGGCGGCAGCGCAAATACGCAAGGCAGCGATTCCATATTTAGCACCATTACCAGCACGGGAGGAGGAAGAGGCGGCTCTAATAGTGCAGGAGGAAATGGTGGTTCTGGTGGCGGCGGATCAGCAGCGGTTCCTGCGGGGTTTGGTGCAGGAAACGGTAATACACCTTCTGTAACTCCTGCACAGGGATCAAACGGTGGTAGTGGGCAACTTGATGGCAATATACCTTATCGCTCTGGAGGAGGAGGAGGCGCAAGCGCAGCAGGAGGGCCGGGAAATGTATCGCCCTTTAACGGCACAGGCGGTAACGGTACAGCATCGTCTATTTCTGGGTCATCTGTAACTTATGCAGGCGGCGGTGGCGGCGGTACAGGAGGAACTAATATTCCTACGGGCGGCACAGGCGGTGGAGGTCAAGGCGCATTTAATCCCGCTCCCGGCAATGTGCAAGTTGCAGGAACTGCTAATACAGGTGGCGGTGGCGGTGGCTCAAATGGTAGCAATTATCCCAGTGATATAACAGGCGCAGCAGGCGGCTCCGGCATCGTAATTCTCAAGGTCAACTTCACATGAAAACCTATCAGTTAATGGGCATAGATACCGCGATGCATCTCTTGCGTCCCGGTGCCAAGTGGGAAATCAGCAACCGCGAAATCACGCGCTGGGAAGACCCAAGGCCAAAACCGTCGTGGGACGAGATCATGTTCACGATTGAAAAGATCAAGGAACTTGAAGACGCGGTGCCGACGATCCTGCTCCCAGAGCAGCAGAAAGCGTTTGACGAGTACGTTGCCCAAATAGAAAAGGCGGTCGCGTGAATCTCTACAGCATCTTTCCGACGGCGGTGGCTAAGTTTGAACTCGGACGGGACTACACCGCCGAGGAGAGCGCCTTTGTGGACTCGCAAGAGACGCACAAGAACCAAGGCAACACGACGAGCAACGACCGCTATGTGCTGCGCCATGACACGATGGCAAACCTCAAGGCATTCGTAGAGGCTAGTCTGGGCGAGTATCTACGAAGTATCTACGCGCCGAAGAACGAGGTCGGCCTACGCATCACGCAGTCGTGGCTCAACTACTGCAAGCCCGGTGAATGGCACCACAAGCACGCGCATCCCAACAGTTTCATCAGCGGCGTTCTCTACATGAAGGCCGCACGCGAGCGCGACAAGATTTATTTTTACCGCGACGGCTACAAACAGATCAGCCTGCCGACTGATAATTGGAACCTGCACAACAGCGAGTCGTGGTGGTTCGAGGTCGGCGCAGGCGATCTGATGATTTTCCCCTCGCACTTGACGCACATGGTGGAATCCGTGCAGCAGGAGCGGGTATCGCTTTCGTTCAACACTTTCCCGGTCGGTTACGTTGGTGAGGAAGAAAGTCTCACCGCTTTGCATTTGGAGAACTGATATGGCTCATTTCGCAGAGATTGATTCAAACAGCGTGGTGCAGCGCGTCATCGTTGTCGCCAACAAGGATACGGCAGACGCTAACGGCAACGAGACTGAGAGCATCGGCGTCGCGTTCTGCCAGAACCTACTCGGTGGGAACTGGAAGCAGACGAGCTACAACGCCAATATTCGCAAAAATTATGCGGGTATCGGTTACCGCTACGATGCGGCGATTGATGCCTTTGTACCGCCGCAACCGTACCCGTCCTGGGTGCTTAATAATGCGACCGCGCAGTGGGTCGCTCCAGTGCCAATGCCGAGCGATGGGAAGATGTATAGTTGGGACGAGGCCGCACAGTCGTGGAAAGAAGTGGAGCGCGCAGCATGAACTGGAAGATTACCAATCTTCAGGTGTATCCCAACGCCTACGGACATAGCGACGTTGTCGTGCGCGTGAACTACCAAGTTGGCGTCCTGAAAGACGTTGTGGAGTTGGCCCCGCCAAGCGGCAGTTTTACCCCGTTCGCTGATCTGACCGAAGACAAGGTTTTGGGTTGGGTGTGGGCAGCGGTAGATAAATCTGCCGTTGAAGGCCGCGCTGCCCGCGAAGCTATCGAACTTGAGCGCAAACTTGCCATCCTTGAAAAAGACGGCAAAAAGCCAAGCGCAGTGCCAATGGGCACGCCTTGGAGTTGATGTTTCTTTCGCGCCACAGTAAAGTTTTACCGTACTGGTCCGGACGACCAGGGTTCCACAAGGAACACAAATGGCTGACGAAAATCAGTTGGTTGAACAAGTAGCGGAAGTACCCGCGCCGGAAGCGGAGGTCACGGCGACCCCGCAACCCGAAGTCGCTGCCCAAGAGGCGGCACCGCCGGAGGAAAAGCCTGCCAAGACGTTCACTCAAGAAGAGTTGGACGCGATGGTCGGCAAGAGGCTTGCACGGGAACGTCGCAAGTGGGAACGAGAGCAAGCGCTGAAGGCACCGACTGAAAGGTCGGCATCGGAAGCCCTGCCGGATAAGGAAGTAGACCCTGACGCCTATGCGGAAGCCCTAGCGGTTCGTAAGGCCGAAGAACTCCTTGCCAAGCGGGAAGCCGAGCGCCAGCAGCACGAATTCTTGAGCGCCTATCACGAACGCGAAGAGGCGGCGCGGGATCGGTACGATGACTTCGAGCAAGTCGCGTACAACCAGAGCCTGCCAATTACGACCGTGATGGCGCAGACGATTCAGGCATCGGATATTGGGCCAGACGTAGCGTACTACTTAGGCTCTAACCCCCGAGAGGCTGACCGTATTTCCCGCCTGTCGCCCTACCTTCAGGCTAAAGAGATTGGCAGGATCGAGGCCAAATTGGCTGACAATCCGCCGGTCAAAAAGACAACCAGCGCACCGCCCCCGCTGAAGCCGGTCACGGCGAGAGGCACGGCGAACGGCACCTACGAGACGACGGACCCACGGTCGGTAACGGCCATGAGTACGTCGGAATGGATTGAGGCCGAACGTCGTCGCCAGATCAAGCAGTGGGAAGCGATGCAGAGACGTTAACCATTTTTCAGGAGTAATTCCGTGGCTAATACACTTCTTACTATCGACATGATTACGAGGAAGGCTCTCGAAATCCTTGAGAACAACCTTGTCATCACCCGTAATGTCAACCGCCAGTACGACAACAGCTACGCTGTGGAAGGCGCCAAGATCGGCACCACCCTGCGTATCCGTCTGCCAGATCGCGCCCTTGTGACTGACGGTGCCGCCCTGCAAGTGCAGGACGACAACGAGCAGTTCACCACGCTGACCGTTGCTTCGCAGAAGCACATCGGCGTGAACTTCACGACTGCCGAAATGACGATGCAGTTGGACGACTTCGCCGAGCGTGTTCTCAAGCCGCGTATCTCGCAGCTTGCGGCCTCGATTGACGCGGACGTTGCCAATAGCTTCAACAGCATCTTCCAGTCGGTCGGCACCCCCGGCACCACGCCGAGCAGCACTCAGGTTCTGCTCGCCGCACAGCAGAAGCTCAACGAAGCCGCCGCTGTGATGCAGCCGCGTTATGTCACCGTGAACCCGGCTGCCAATGCCGCGCTCATCGAGGGCATGAAGGGTCTCTTTAATCCGGTCAGCACCATCTCGGCGCAGTTCAAGAACGGTATGTTCGGCGAGGGCATCCTTGGGTTCAACGAACTCAATATGTCGCAGTCGATCAAGCAGTTCATGACTGGCACCCGCACTGGCGCACACACCGTAACCACCACCATCTCCACTCAGGGCACCTCGTCCATTGCCATCACCGGCACTGGCACGCAGACGATCAAGAAGGGCGATGTGTTTACCGTTGGCAGCGTGTTTGCGGTCAATCCGCAGACCCGTGAGTCCACCGGCTCGCTTCAGCAGTTCGTGGCGACCGCCGATGCAACGGCTGTGGCTGGCGCATACACGGTGAACGTCTCTCCGGCGATCTACACCTCGTCGAACGCCCTTGCTACCGTGGATTCGTTCCCGCAGTCTGGTGCGACGGTGACGTTCCTTGGTGGTGCGTCCACGCAATACCCGCAGAACCTTGTGTACCACCGCGATGCGATTGCTTTCGCCACGGCAGACCTCCTCATGCCGCAGGGCGTTGACATGGCTTCGCGCCAGGTTCACAACGGCATCTCCATGCGCGTTGTTCGTCAGTACGACATCAACAACGACCGTATGCCGTGCCGTATTGACGTTCTGTACGGTTACAACGTAATCCGTCCGCAGATGGCCGTCCGTCTCTGGGGTTAATGCCATGAGTTACGTCATTGGCAATCTCCCCAAGCAGTCGGTTATCAGCGTTACGCTGTCGCCTTCTGCCGTGTCCGCGTATACGTCTGCCGAGCAGACGTTTACGGTCACGGGCTTGCAGGCAGAAGACCACGTTGCCGTCAACAAGCCGAGCGCTCAAGCGGGCCTCGGTATTGTTGGCTGCCGTGTCTCAGCAGCAGATACGCTGGCAATCACGTTTGGAAACTTCACGGCTAGTCCAATTACTCCGACGGCAAACGAGGTCTACAAAATCCTCGTAAGCCGCCCGGATCGGACTATCACCGATGGCATTATTTAAGAGGTAATTAGACATGGCTCTTCCTAATGGCTCTGGCGGTTATCAATTTAACGACGGTAATGTTGGCGAGGCTCTGCTTTTTGCACAGGGTGCGCCGACTGCGCTAACGGCGGCTACTACCGCCACGGCGGCTCAGTTGTCAAATGGCCTTTTCACGTTCAATGGAACTGCGGGCAATCTCACCCTGCCGACTGTTTCTGACCTTGAAGCCTACGTTTCGTCTGCCTCAAAAGTGGATGCGGCGTTTGATTTCTTCGTCGTTAACATCGACGCAGGTGCGGATGCGATTACGGTAGCGGTGGGCACAGGCTGGACCCTTGTGGGTGCGGGCGCTGTCTCTGCTGGTACATCGGGTCACTTCCGCGCTCGCAAGACGGGCGACGGTTCGTGGACTTGCTATCGTATTAGTTAATTAATATGGCGAATATCTACCTGAGACATCCGAGGCATGGCGAGAAAGTCGCTATTTCTTGGCTAGAGGTTCAGGAAGATATACAGCACGGGTGGGAAGAGTTTGACCCTTCTAACCCGGATGATTCAGAATCTCCGGCGTCAGCAGAAATGTTGGCGTCGGAGACTTCTGGCAACGCATTGCGGGCGCGTCGTCGCCGTAAGGAGTAAATAATGGCTACCACCGCTCTCGACCAGATCAACGGTGCGCTGCGTTTGATCGGTGTCCTAGCGGAAGCCGAAGCGCCCTCGGCAGCGATGGCGCAGGATGCCTTGACAGCGCTCAATCAGATGATTGATTCGTGGAGTACCGAGCGACTGTCGGTCTTCTCCACTATTGACCAAGTATTCAACTGGCCGCCCTCTACGCGCATTCGCACACTCGGGCCTACCGGCGATTTCGTCGGCCAACGTCCCGTTGAATTGGATGACGCCACCTATTTCCGCGATGCCTCGACCAACGTGTCGTATGGCATCAAGATGATTAACCAAGAGCAGTACAACAACATTGCGGTCAAGACGGTAACGTCTACCTACCCGCAGGTGCTGTGGTACAACGCGACCTATCCCGATATTGAGATTTACATTTATCCGGTGCCGACCCGAGTGCTGGAGTTCCACTTTGTGTCGGTGCAGCCGCTTAATCAGCCTGCCGCGCTAGACACCGTGTTGGCGTTCCCGCCGGGCTATCTGCGGGCGTTCCGCTACAACTTGGCCTGTGAGTTGGCGCCGGAGTACGGCATTGAGCCGTCTAATCAAGTGCGGCGTATTGCGATGTACAGTAAGCGCGATCTGAAGCGCATCAACTTCCCAGGCGATGTGATGGCAATGCCTGCCGCACTGATGGTCAATCGTCCGCGCTTTAACATCTACACCGGCAACTTCTGATGAAGTCCCCGATTCTGGGTAGCAGCTACGTTATTCGTAGCATTAACGCTGCCGACAATCGGATGGTCAATCTTTACCCAGAAATCATTGCTGAAGGAGGTAAGGATGCCGCGTACTTGCAGCGTTGCCCCGGCTATACGCTTCGCGCAACGGTTGGTGACGGCCCGATTCGAGGGTTGTGGACGTTAGGTCAATTTTTGTATGTAGTGTCTGGTAACGGATTCTATCGACTAGACGCATCGTTTTTGGGCGAAACAACTGGCTACCTTGAACTGGAAGACGGCAGTTTTATTCTGCTAGAAGACAGCAGCAAGATTGTCCTTGAGACGGGCAGTGCGTATGTCGGATATGTCAGCGGCATTGGCCCTGTATCAATGGCTGACAACGGCACGCAAATCTTTATCGCCGCGAACCCTGACGGATATATCTACAACGTAGACACGTTGGTGTTCGCGCAGATTACTGACGAAGATTTCCCCGGCGCGGTGACGGTCGGCTACCTTGATGGCTACTTCGTGTTTAACGAACCCAATAGCCAACGGGTATGGGTTACAGCACTTTTAGATGGGCTTTCTGTAGACCCGCTGGATTTTGCTTCGGCTGAAGGCTCGCCTGACGGCTTGGTGTCGCTCATCATCGACCACCGCGAAGCGTGGCTCTTTGGCACGAATAGCGTTGAAGTCTGGTACAACAGTGGCGAGGCTGATTTCCCGCTTTCGCGCATCCAAGGCGCTTACAACGAAATCGGGTGTATCGCGCCATACTCCGTCGCCAAGATGGATAACAGCGTCTTTTGGTTAGGCGCTGACGCTCGCGGCCAAGGCATCGTGTACCGAGCGCAAGGCTACCAAGGCGTTCGCGTCTCTACGCACGCGGTAGAGTTTGCGATTCAACAATACGACGATCTGGCTGACGCGGTGGGTTATACCTACCAGCAGGACGGGCATACGTTCTATGTGTTGAACTTTACGAACGCCGATACAACGTGGGTGTACGACGCCGCGACCGGTTCATGGCACGAACGCGCTGCGTTCAAACAAGGCGACTTCAAGCGTCACCGTGGTAACTGCCACGCTCGATTCGATGGCGAACCCATTATCGGTGATTTTGAAAACGGCAACCTATACGCCTTTAGCCTTGACGTATTTAGCGACAACGGCGCGGTGCAGAAATGGCTGCGGTCGTGGCGTGCGCTGCCGACAGGCGCTAACAATCTTAAGCGAACGACGCACCACTCGTTGCAGATTGACATGGAAACGGGCGTCGGGCTGAACGGTTACGATCAGTTTGACCCTGAGATTGAAATTGCAACCGAAACGTCTATTCCGATTAACACGGAGACGGGTGGCGTTGAGCTTGCGGCAAACCTTGCCACGCAAGACGACGAAGACATTGCCACCGAAGACCTCGCGCACATCTTGGGTGTGACCGAAGATGAAGGGCTAACGCTTGTTATTGACCGCGAAACGGTAGTCGGCGTGAACCCGCAGTTGATGATGCGCTGGTCAGATGACGCAGGGCATACCTGGTCAGAGCCTCGGCAGACCTCGATGGGGCGCATCGGTCGTTACGGCACTCGCGCTATCTTCCGTCGCCTTGGCACTACCACCAAATTGCGCGACCGCGTGTACGAGATCAGCGGCACCGATCCCGTCAAAGTCGCCATCAACGGCGCGGAACTGCAAATCGCGGAGACCGCGTACTAATGGCTAACATCACCAACATTCCCGCCCCTCGCGTGCCGTTTATTGATGAGCGGACGGGCCTGATTTCGCGTGAGTGGTTTCGGTTTTTGAACAACCAATTTGTGCTGACAGGTAGTGGCACGACCGCAACTAGTATCGCCGATCTTGAGGTGGGGCGAGCTTTGTCGCCCGACACCGATGATGTCACAGCAGTGTTGCAACGCGAGATTGAGGATTTGCAGAAAGAACCGCCTTACCTTGAGACGGTGCTGGCGAACCTGTCTAAAACCAACTACGGGATGTTTTACGACACGACCGACCAAACGGCAGCGGTCATCAATACGGCGTATCCGATTACCTTCAACACGACTCAGGTAGGCGTCGGCGTCTACCGTGGCTCGCCGACTTCGCGTATTTACGTCAGCACGCCTGCGGTCTACAACTTCGCGTTTTCCGTTCAGCTCGACAAAACGTCTGGCGGTTTGGCGCAAATGTATTTCTGGGGCCGCAAGAACGGCACCAACATTGCAGACTCGGGCCGTCACGTTCATCTGCAAGGCAACAACAACGAAACCGTGTATGCCGCGAACATTTTTGTTGAAATGGGCGGCGGTGACTATTTTGAGTTAGTGTGGTCTACCGATGCTACGAGCGCGCAGTTAGAGGCTTACGCTGCCGCTGCGCCAGTGCCTGCGATTCCGTCTGCCCTTCTTACCGTAAATCAGGTGAATATATGACCGTGTATCTTTCAGCGTTTGCGGGTGCAGGCGCACAATTTTTTACCGACGACGGCGAAGTGCTTTCAGCCGGTCGGATTTATACCTATAGCGCGGGGACGACTAGCCCGAAGGCGACGTACACCTCGGCAACGGGCAGTACCGCCAATCCGAACCCCATTATTTTAGACTCAGGCGGGCGACTGCCTGAAGATATGTGGCTAGAGCAGGCAGGCGTTTACCGTTTCGTGCTGACCGATTCGTCAAACGTACAGATCGGCGCTTACGACAATGTGCCAGGCATCAACGACTTCTCAACGGGCGCAGTGCCGTGGGCAAGTCTGACCGGCAAGCCTACGACCGTCGCGGGCTACGGCATCACCGATGCGCTCTCAACGGCAACGGCTGCGGCGACCTACGCGCCGATTGCCTCGCCGACGTTTACGGGCACGCCGCTGATTCCCGACAACGCTGCAACTAGCGCCAACTATCCAGTCGGCTATCGAGAGGCGCCGCGCAACGCGCAGGCAGGCAACTACACGCTCGTCCTCGCAGATCGCGGTAAGTCGGTCGTCATGGGCGATGGCACGGCGACGGCAATTACGGCCACAATTCCAGCGAACGGCACGGTCGCGTTCCCGATTGGCACCGTCATCATTTTTGTAAACCTCAACACCGTTGGCCTCTCGATTGCGATCACGACCGATACGCTGACGCTTGCCAACAGCACGACGACCGGCACCCGCACCTTGGCGCGGAATGGCCTTGCCACCTGCGTTAAGATCAACACGACTTCGTGGCTGATTAGCGGAGCGGGGTTGACCTGATGGGCGGCGCTACGCTTGCAGCCGCGATTGCAGGCACGACCGGCGGGGCTGGGGCGGGCGTCTTTGACTTTTCCGAAGGCGCAGGGACTATCAGCATCCCGTCAGGCTTTACCTCCCTGACCATCGAAGTATGGGGCGGGGGAGGCGGCGGTGGCTTTGGCACCGTGACCTACGCAGGCTTTCCTGAGTTTGAGCCGCAAGACGCGCCGGGAGGTGGCGGTGGATCGGGCGCCTATGCCAAAACTATTGTGGCAGTCGGCGGTGGCGATGTCGGCAAGACAATCGCCTATGGCGTCGGCGTCAAAGGCGCCGGAGGCGTTTTGGGCAACCCTACAGGGTATTCTGGCGGCATTTCGTCGGCCTCTGCCGGAACCTTTACTATCGACGAAATGATTAGTACAGGCGGCGGGGGCGGCTACGGCGGCCTTGGCGTCAACGGCGGTCAGCAGGGCGCGGGCGGTACGGCTACGGGCGGTAACACAACCAACACCAACGGTAACGGTGGGGCGGTCTACGACCAGTCAGGCGCAACGGCGATTGCGGGAGTAAACTCGTTGACGGGCGGCGCGGGCGGTAACGGCGGCGACCCTGAAGTCGGCGGTAGCGCCGGTAGCGACGGCTCCAGCGGGCGCGTCAGATTCGTATTCAGTTGAGGTCACTATGGCAGTTCAAGTCAAAGTCCTGATACCGGCAAAAATTGCAGAGTCCTCGCAGACCGCGCAATACACCGCGACTAATGTGACTACCATTATTGACAAGTTTACGGCGACAAACTTCGACACCGTGGCGCGGACGATCTCAGTCAACCTTGTGACCATTTTGGACACCGCTGGTAACAACAACCTTGTGGTTAAGACCAAGACCTTACTGGCCTCAGAGACGTACACGTTTCCTGAGATCGTGGGGCAGGTGCTGGCGCCTGGAGGCTATATCTCAACGATTGCCTCGGCGGCAACGGCAATTAACATTCGCTCGTCGGGGAGAGAGATTTCGTGACCGTTCGACGCGCTACCGCTGAAGACCTTGATAGGTACTTGCCGTTGGCTGCGGCGTTCCACAGCGCAAGCCCAGTTCATTCCGCGCTGCCTTTCGACTACGAAGGTTTTACCAACTTTTATTTAGCAGCCGTCAGCAATCCGAACATGGGGATTTGGGTAGCAGAGAAAGATGGCCAAGTAGTCGGAATTACGGGGGCGTGCGACTACCCCATGTACTTTAGCCCGTCGCACCGAGTGGTGCAGGAACTCTGGTGGTACTTGACCCCGGAAGTTCGTGGTAACGGCGTAGGCAAACAAATGTACGATGCGATAGAGTCATGGGCGAAAGAACAAGGTGCGACCGCCTTGTTTATGGTAGCGCTCGAAGATGAACGGTCGCTAAGCATGGCAAACTTATATGCCCGCCAAGGCTTTAAGCCGATGGAGCGGATGTTTTATAAAGAGGTTGCGTAAATGGGTATTGCAACAGCAATTTTAGGCAGCGCAGTCATAGGTGGCGCGGTTGCTTCGCGTGGCGCAAGTAAAGGCGCCAGAGCGCAAGTAGAAGGCGCACGCCTAGGCGCTGAAACCGAAGAGCGAATGTTAGAGCGGCAACTTGCCGAAACTAAACCGTTTCGCGATCTTTCGCTGCAACAACTTAATCGGTTGGCGCAGCTATACGGCCCCGAAGGCGAGTACGTTCGCACACCAACTATGCAAGATTTGATGATTGACCCCGCGTTTTCATTTCGTTTATCTGAAGGCGAAAAAGCCTTGGCTAGAATGCAGTCATCTCGCGGTCGTTTTTTGAGTGGCGGCGCAATTCGCGCAGGAACTGAATTTAGTCAACGTTTGGCTTCAGAGGAAGCCGCAAACGCACTCGCTCGACGACGCCAACAGCAAGCTGATGTTACAAATGCGCTTTTGGGCATAGGCGGATATGGGCCTGCACTTGCATCTTCAGCAGCGGGAGCTATTGGACAGACTGGCAGCAATATTGCCAATTTGCAAATGGGCGCTGGACAGGCTCGCGCTTCAGGTTATATCGGTCAAGCCAACGCGCTTTCTAATGCTTTGGCTCAAGGCGCTATGGGATATGGACTGTATAAAGGCGGCTTTTTTGATCGAGTAGGGGGCAATCGCGCTACCTCTACCGAGAGTCCTTACGGCGTTTAAGGTGACGTATGCCAATTATCGGTGCAACTGAACTTCAACCCGTCAACATCCTTGGATCGTATGTCCAAGGGCTTGAAGGCGCTCGCGCTAATCGAATGGCGCGTGCGCAAGAAGCCGCGATGCTGCGCGAAATGGAAGAAAAAACCGCGTTGCGAAATATGCTCATGGGCGCAACGGAAAAAGACTTGCAAGACCCGTCATTTGTTAACCGGCTTGCCATTACGCCGGGAGGCGCGGCAACAGCACAGTCGCTTGCTCAGTCGATGGCATCGCAACGTGCTGCTGCAAAATTAGAGTTAGAAATAAAAGCCGAACGCAGAAAACAAGCCCGAGAAATGGTTGGCGCTACTATGAGTCTTTTGCGTGGGGCGCTGAAAGACCCGTCTTCTTATCCAATGCGCTTGCAAATGGCGGCGGATATGGGATACGACATTTCAACATATCCGCAGACGTTTGACCCGTCTACAACTCCTTTTTTAATTCAAGCGCAAATTGATGAGCTTGTTCCCGTTGAAAAGCAGTTAGAGTTAGAAGAAAAAGCAGAACAAGCACGGCGTGACAAAAAGCGCCTTCAGCTTGAGGGTGAACGTGTTGAGCTTGAACGCGAACGAGTAGGTATTTCTCGTGCTACTGAAGAACGGCAAGCAACAGAGGCTACTGACAAAACGATTGTTGCCCGTTCAGAAACGGACGCGGCTGGCAACGTCACGTTCTACAACAAGTTTGGCGAAAAAATTAAAACCGAAAAGGGCGCTGGCAAGCCTTCCGCAACGTTTGAAAAAACTAAAGCGACACGTGAGCAGACGCAGCGTGATTTGTCCAGCGCATTGGCAACTCTTAAAGAAGTTGTAAAGCCTGGTGGACTAATAGACCAATCAACAGGCAGCGGATTTGGTCGCGGTGTCGATGTTGCGGCTGGTTTTTTCGGACAAGCTACGCCGGGCGCAATCGCTATTGGAAAATTGCAACCTTTGGCCGATCAAATTCTTAAAATTGTTCCAAGGTTTGAAGGCCCGCAGTCAGATAAAGATACGCAAAGTTATAAGGAAGCTGCGGGTCAACTTGCAAACTCAACATTGCCGACCGAAATCCGAAAAGCGGCAGCAAATACGCTTATTGATTTGTTCACAAGGCGCCAAGGGCAATTTACAACTGACACCGGAGCGCCCGCTGACGGTGATTGGAGCGATCTGTAATGGCGTGGGAAAGCGCAGAGCGCGTCCAAAAAAACTCAGCCGGTCAATATCGAGCGCTGATTGGCGGCGAGTGGGTGCCCGTTTCGCGGGCGCAAAAAAATTCTGAAGGGCAGTATCGCGTTGAACGAATCGTTGCTGCTTCGGCGCCAGAACCTGTCCCCGAAATTCCGCAACGCACATTGTTAGGTGCAATAGGTGAGGGCGCGTCGCCGGGTACGTTCTTGTCTTCAGTAGGGCGCCAGATTGGCGGCCTTGTAGACGTTGGCGGTCAGTTGATTGAATCCGCAAAGCGCGTGCGTCCCCGTATTCCATTTTTGGAGGAAGGCCCACAGATTCCGCCGGGCGAAAGCGAATTCCCGAAGTTTATAACGGATATTGCGGAGGTTGGCGGCGGGTACATTGCTAAGGCAATTCCCGAGCGGTTTATTAAAGACCCCGAAGCTGCAAAACAACTAATTGCAAAAGCAGATGCTTTTGGCGGCGCGATGAGGCAGCGATATGGCACATATCAAGCGTTGCTGAATACTATTGCTACCGATCCTGCAGGCTTCGCCGCCGACGTCTCTACATTGTTTGGCGGCACTGCAGCGGTTGCTCGACGAGCGGGCGCAGCAGAGGGCGTTGTGCGCCCAATAGAAACTGCCGCGAGGGTAACGGACCCTATCGCCGCGCTGGCGCCAGTTGTTGCGGCAACAGCAAAAGGCGGCGCTCGCGTTGCAGGCGCGACGGTAGACCTTGCAAAGAACCGGCTTGCTGAATTGCAAGCGGCGCGAATTATGCGCGGTGCTGCAGGCAACCAACTGCCTGCAATCCTTGCAGCGACCGCAGCGGCGCCAAAAGGCATTACCGCAGGACAAGCGGTTTACGGTATTAACGCGCCAGAGTTCCAAGCGCTTGAGGCAGCAGCCCGCGAAGTTGATCCGGCAGGATTTGCGGCTATTGCTAATTTGCAGGGCCAAGAGCGTATAGATGCGCTTGCTCGATTGGCGGGCGGTTACACTAGCGCTCAATCTCGCGCAACGCAAAAAGCAGAGAAGGCATCGCTTGAAGGGCTTACCGGCCCGATGCGCGAAGAGGCATTGCGAAAGGCAAATCGCGCTGCGCGTATTCCGCGCCTTGAAGACATTGCATCTGGCGCACGCGAAGCGGCGTCTACAGCCGTTGAAAATGTTCGCCGCCTAACTAGGGCCGTCAACAAAACGGACGATTGGGCGCGTAGTTGGGTAGAGCGGCGCGGCGTTGGCGAGGCAGGAGTTAGAGTACCGGGTCGTGTAGAGGCTACAGCTACGTTCCCAGGTCAGTTAGCGGCGAGTGGGCGGCAAACCACCATTGGCGGCCCGTTTGAACGTCAGGTTATTGACGAAGGCGGCGTGATTGCAAGTCGGATCGACCGAGAAGCAGCGGCTTCGCTTGAGGCGGGCATGAAAGCGCGTAGGGCAGAAGAATTAGCTGCCGACCTGAAGGCTCAAGGCTTAACGCCGCTCAATGCCGATGGAATGATTGCCTCGCTGCGAGGCAAGCTCACCAATCCGCGTATTGCGCTCAATGACAAAACTCGTCAAGCGCTTGAGCGAGTGTCCAATATGTTAAGCGATTGGAAAAACGAAAACGGCGTTATTACTGCCGAAGCGTTGACGGCAATTCGAGAGCATGGAATTAACGGCGTTATTGAAGATTTAATGCCACAAGCGACGGCTAAAGCGCGGCGCAAGGCTACTCAGTCCATAATGATTGAGTTGAAGCCGATGATTGACGATGCCATGAAAGCCGCTGGCGGTGGCGATGATTGGTCAAACTACTTGCGGACGTTTGAAGCCGGGATGAAGGGCATTGAGCGTCGGCGCATGGCACAGCGAGCGCTTGAGTTTTTTGGTCAAAACCCTGCTGAATACGTCAAACTGATTGAAGGTAACAACGTCAAAGCCGTTGAAAAGATTTTTGGCCCCGGCAAGTTTGACATCGCAAAAGAGATGGGCACGGATTTTGGCGCTCTGCGCGATGTAGCGTTTGGCGTGAAGCGCGACCTTGAATTGGCGGAACAGGCTACCGCAGGAACCGCTGCATTAAAAGATCTTATCATTGACTCCGGGTCATCATTCCGTTTGCCATCGTTCTTGTCGGCAAAGGCGGCAATTACCAACAAAGTGTTAGAGGGCGTTGAGAGTTATTTAAGCGCCAAGTCTCTAAAAATTATTGCTGACGCCATGAAAAGCGGAAAATCAGCAAATCAGTTGTTACAAGCGCTGCCAACGGCAGACCGAAGCACTGTGCTGTTGGCGATGCAAGACGTACCGGAAGTACAAGCGGCGGTTAAGAAGGCAGCGCCCACGCTTACGGCCATATCTGCAACGCAGCAAAAAACAGAAAACTTGCCAGACGTTACGGTTGAGCGCATCGGCAATCAGTTAATTGATCCGGCATCACTGCAACAGTTCAGTGGCAACGCACTAGCTCCGAGGTAGTTATGCTCAAAGGCGCACTCAAATCCAAGACCGTTTGGTTCAACGTCCTGCTCGCCGTACTTGGCGGCCTTGAACTGATAGGCGCCCATCTGACGACGCTCTTCGGCGCACAGGTCGCCGCCGCCATTATGCTGACCGGCGCCGTAGCCAACCTTGCGCTGCGGGCCATCACGACGCAATCACTTCAGGAGAAGAGCGGTGGGTGAGGGGCAAGTCCTGTTCAACATTATCATCGGTATTGCTGGCGTTTTTGGAGGATGGATTTTGAACAACATCAGTCGCTCCATCGAAAAGCTGGATCACGATGTCCGCGATATGCCGCTCACTTACGTCACGCAGGACTCATACAACCGCGACCAAAACCGTTATCAGCGCGACATCGACGAGATCAAGTCCATGCTGCGCCTCATTTTTGACCGCCTTGAGAACAAGGCTGACAAGTGATCCCCGCGTGGGCATTACGATTCGCGCCGTACCTGGTTGGCCTGATTGTCATTGTCGTCGCTTGCATGGGCGCCCTGCGTAACGCCAAGGAGTCTGGCCGTGCCGAACTCAAACCGCAGATTGAACGACTGGAGGTCACGCTCGCCGCTGAACGTGCTGATCGAGCGCGTGCTGAAGCGGCTGCGGATGCTTACCGATCCGAGATGGATGCTCTTCGTGGTCGTCCTGTTCCTCGTACTCCTGTCAGGCTGTGCGTCGAAAAGCGCATTGATGTGCCCACCCAGTTCACTCCCGCCGACCGTGCTACTCGAACCACCGCCCCCGCCGGGCGCTATGACGAAACGGCTGGAGCAAATCTTGCGGCAGGGCCAGACATCAGCGCCGACCTCTACGACCTCGCCGGACGCTGTGACGCCGAGATAGCCAAGCTCCGCGCTTTGCAAGGATGGGTCAATGACGTTCGATGAAGCCTTCAACGCGCTGATGAAGCACGAAGGCGACTACAGCGACCACGCTGCCGACCCCGGCGGCAGGACGCGTTTCGGCGTCACCGAGGCCGTCGCGCGGCGTGAAGGCTACACAGGGGAGATGCGCGACTACCCTTTTGAGGAAGCCAAGCGCGTTTACGAGAAGCTCTATTGGGACTCTATGCGTCTGAATGACGTTCGCCCTGAACTGCGGTTTGACCTTTTCGACTTTGCGGTGAACTCTGGCGTCGGTACTGCCGTGCGTCACGCGCAGCGAATCTTGGCAGTCAAAGACGACGGCGTACTTGGCACCGTGACGTTAAACGCGATGGCGACCGCAAACTCCGCAAAGTTTGCCGCGAAACTGAACGGTCAGCGCCTGCTTTTGATGACTTCGCTTCCGACCTGGAACGCTTTTGGACGCGGGTGGGCGCGTCGGATCGCCGAGAATTTAACCCGCTAGGGTTGCCGCAAGGTACATCGCCTGTAGCGCTGCGACCGCATCAGCGGCATCTCGCGCTTCGTACCACTCGCCCCGTGGCTGCATGATCGCCTGAAACCGCTTCTGGCCCTCTGAGAGCCGCCCACCTTTAGCCTTGACCTCAACCCAACAGGCCCACGCTAGACCGTCCCGCATGGGCTTTACGGCGAGCAGATCAGGGATGTCGTGGCCTGCCGAAGCGAAGTCAATGACTTCAAACCCTACCTGCCGCAGGGCATGGACTATTTCGGCGTGGTTAGTGTCTCGACGTTTGGCGTAGCGCATTCCCAACGAAGTCTGCCCTGACCGTGGACAGATTGCCACTCGCGCCCCGGCCTGTTTGTCCATCCTTTTCCCTTGACAGCAGGCGCTTGATTGACAATGAGCCATCCCGCTCCGCGAAGGCTTGACCCCGGTTCCGTATCAAGGGTGTAGGTAATTAGTTTCTGCCCGCCCATCGCTGACCATACGCGCCATGCCCGCGAATACAGGAACGAGCAAGCCCCCTTCGGCGCGTCCGGCAACACGCAACACCGCAAAACTTCTGCCGTCAAACCATCCTGCAAATGGCGTGAAACCGGGCGGCCAACAATCGCTACGCCAATTAACTTTGTTCCATCGCTTGCGCCAATACTGAATCTATGCCCCGCGACCGGCTTGTTATGCCGGTGATACGACAGCACAAACGCATTCGCCTCTTTTAGTTCAATCGGGATGATGTGCATTGATTTTGTCGCGCAAGCGTGTCACGCCACGCTCGGTGAAGAGTTCTCTCACCATCCCACATAGGTTCGGGTCGCCGAGAACGTCTTTCGGGTTGGCCTCGCGGATCAGCGGGCCGACCTGACCTTTCAGCCAGTCCTTGCGTATCTCGCGGTCGCTCCATTCGCCGACCCCGATGCGAGCAAGGTAAGCCGCCGCAAGGTGCAGTTTGCCGAGCGTTGTGCCTATGCGCTGATCCCAATGCCGGATGCAGGACTGCGTGGCCCAAGTGATGTCGCTACTTGTCGTCAGAGGCTGATTCATAGTTCGCTCACCTTCTGTATTCGCTGCCCAATCCATTTCATAACAGGCACGGCCATTGAGTTGCCCAAAGCTTTGTAGCGAGGGCCGTCCGGGCTCTTGGGCTTACCGCGCCATGGAATGTTGGTGTAGCCGTCAGAGAAGCCTTGCAGACGTTCGCACTCCACGGGCGTGAGGCGGCGCACTTGCATGGCGGTCGCCACCGGCTGGGCGACGGCAATAATTTGCGCGTCTCGCGTTGTGCCGGTCGCCGCTTCCATGCGTTTGATTAAACATGGAGCAATATCTTCATCGCCCATTGTTTGCACCACAGGCAAAAAATGATGTGCATCAACTTCAGGCGCGCCCATCGCTCCTGGTCCTTTTGCGGTCAACGAACCGGCAACGGCAGGAACAAACAACGGTGCGCCGCCAAGCGCGTGCTGATCCTCTAGTCCTTGCTTGCTACCGAATGCGGCATTTAGCGTTGACGCGACTTCCGCAGGCCACGCTAACTCTTCGTGATTTTCATGACTGATTCCAAAGCGATCCGCAAAGGTTTCGGCAACGCCTTCCCGCGTCTCTCTGCTCGGCGCAGGATGCCCTTGCAGGCTGTGGGACTCAAAAAGAACCGCTGCGGCACGTTGCCAACTTCTAGCGTTTGCGACAACGAACACACGGCGGCGGCGCTGGGCCACTCCAAAGTATTGAGCGTCAAGAACCCGGTAGGCGAACCCATACCCGAGTTCTGCCAACATTCCGAGGAGGGTTCCAAAGTCCCTTCCTCCGTTAGATGACAGGACGCCGGGGACGTTCTCCCATACCAGCCACTCGGGCCGATATCGGTCAGCAATCGCAAGGTAGGTAAGCATGAGGTTGCCACGCGGATCAGCCAGTCCTGCTCTGAGTCCTGCGACACTATAACTTTGGCATGGGGTTCCTCCCACGAGAACGTCGATTGATTCATTCGGCCACTCCGCAAATTTAGTCATGTCGCCGTAGTTCGGTACGGCAGGGTAATAATGTTTCAGCACGGCGCACGGGAACGGCTCAATCTCGCTGAAAAACACGGGCGTCCATCCAAGCGAATCCCATGCAACTGTCGCCGCCTCAACGCCGCTACAGACGCTGCCGTACCTCACTTGCCCAACTTCTCCAGCATCTCGCGTGCCTGATACGCACGCAGCGCGGGCAATGTGCCCGACTTGATCCATTTCGCCACAGCCTGTCTCGAAACGCCGAATCGGCGTGCGATTTGTGAGGCTGACCCAAACGCTCTAACCAAAGTCTTGATGTCCATGTAGTGGACGATACGCAACGTGGGTTGACAAGTCAAATGTAAGGGGTATGATTGCTCTCGGGGATTGGCCCCACAGACAGGAGACAAACATGGGTGAACAGCAAGAAGGTCGTGACCTTCAAGAAATGGCCGAAGCTTACGCCGAAGCGCAAACCCGCGCTGAGATCGCCGCCTGGCAGTGTCTTTGCGGCATCCAAGAACTTAATCGCATCGAGCAAGAAACCGCGACCGCATGGTCGAACGGCCTGCGTGAAATCATTGACGCCATCGATAAGGCGCGAGCCGAACTCGGGAGAACACAATGAATCAGTCAGAATCCATTGCCGCCCTCGCAGCGGCGCTCTCTAAGGCACAGGCGTTGATTACCGGCGCCCTCAAAGATTCAGCCAACCCTTACTTCAAGAGCAAGTACGCTGACCTTGCGTCGTGTTGGGATGCGTGCCGCAAGCCGCTGACCGACAACGGCCTCGCCGTCATCCAGACGATTGAGGTAGGCGAAGCGCGTGC